GATACATATTGTGACAATAGTAATGCACGTCCCAGTGTTATAACCCATATCAAGAATAGTCATTATGAAGCTATTGAAGATGGGTGGGATGACGATATGAAATTAAATAAACCTGAATTATATTCAACTACTTATAGAACAGGTTTCGTTAAAACTGATGAGAATGTTTGTTATTGTACATCCTTCGGTTGTCTCAATAAAGCTTGTAGATTAATTCAAGGTGCCCGAGGACGTTATGTGGCATTCGTAGGACGTTATATTCAAGCATTACAAACACATTTAAAGAGAAAATGGAACAAAGACAATTTTCTGATATTTGGCTCAGGTATCACACCTAAAGAATGTGGTGAAATATTCAAAGATTTAAAGGATTATACTTTTATTGAAGATGACATTAGTACCTTTGACGCTAGTATCCACTCCATTTTATGTTACATTGAAATTAAGATATGTGAATATTTTGGTGCACCCAGATTAGTGATTGATTTAATGAAAGCTAATGTTAAAACTCATGGTTGCACTTTTTTTGGGATTAAATTTAAGTGTAAAGGGACTCGTAAATCAGGTGATCCATTCACATCTTTGTTTAATAGCATATTAAATGGTTGTATGCATGTTTATTTATTATGCCGCAAATTTGATCTAAGTGTCAAACAATGCAAAAAAATTTTAAAAATGATTGTAGTGGGCGATGATAATGCTGCAGCAGTCATGAAAAATTATGTCATGGACTTTAAACCTGGTATGTTAGAATTGGGATTTAAAGCAGAGAGTATAACGAGAGATAATCCTGAAGATCTAGAATTTTGTTCAAATAGATTATATACTAATGGTAATTCATTTATATTTGGACCAAAACCTGGGCGTGTTTTAGCTAAATTCGGATTATATATTAATCCACCTCAAAATATTAGTAAGACAATGTTATTGCGAGGAACTGCGCTAGGTTTATATGCTACAAGTTCTTTTATACCACCAATTAAAGCATATTTAGATTATATTTTAAATAAAACCGGAGGATTAACAACACGGTTAGCTTATATGGAAGAAATTAATAAAACACAGTTAACTAAACACGCAAAATTTCATATGCGTAAAATATTATTTAAAACTGATTATTCCTTCCGAAATAATGGTCAACTTAATGAAGTCGATGAAATAGATGTTATGGCAGACTTATATCTTCATTATGGTTGGAACTATCATACACAGAGAGAC